CTAGTGGTCGTTGTTAATACAGCATCCCTTGTCGCTATATCAACACCATCAAAGGTGCTGCTAGTAGTAATAGCTCCTGTCATTGCCCCACCGGACAAAGCAAGCTTAGTAGCATCAGCCGCTACTAGCTCAATAAAATTTGTGTCTACCTCTGTGTTAGTGAGGGGGGCATCTTGGTTCGTAACCCCAGTGCCGTCAGTCTGTCTGGTTTTAATCGCCATTGATGCGCCCCTTCCTAATTAGCTAGCAGTTAATGTAATAGTCCATGTGATAGTCATACTATCAGCCGCTGCTTTGTTGATCACCGCATAGGTAACATGACATAGCATATCGCCAGCAGATGCAGCATTAAAGATGCCAGCCTCTACCAAAGCTCCTGTGCCGGTCCCAGCAGGGAAAGTTGCCACATATTCAATGGTGTTTGTCGAAACTGTAGTGCTAGTCAGTGTGACTCGCGCAAGTTCAGTTCCAAGTGTCGTATCACCACCTGCAACTGCCGTGGCATTTGAGCCGACTGCCATGTTGGACATAGCATCCTGCGTAGTGTCTTTCATGCGTGAGCAAATGAAGTTTAAGCCGTCATTGACGACCAGGTTCTCAACGTGCTGAGTATCAATGACGTTTCCGTCCTTGTCATTTAAGACAATTCCGACCCGTCCTTTCAGCTTCAAGCTATCTTGTAACATAAGGGTTTCTCCTAAAATGAGCCGGATTGTCCGACATAATCTGACGCAAAATAGGTCATATCAACCGTATAATTCTGCGCCAGTATTTCTCCTGATTCAGATAAAGAACCTGAGTCAGAAACGATCTTACCAACTGAGTTTACTTCCAAGTCGGATGCAGATCCAATATGGTTAAGATTCTTGAAGTATATCGCGTTTTCGTCATCATCGGTGGCTGCTCCGTTGACATCATCAGTTGCAAAGACAGTTTCTGTGAAATTACGGTCAAACTGGACGATCCTGTCGAAAGCATCCGCCAGCGAGCTTGAGTCTGCAAGTGGCTTAGAGACGCCTTTAATCTCATTATCAGCAATATCAGATGAATCAGTTAACGCCCTGGCTAATGATATTATTTGAGCTTCAGTTAATAAGCCTGAATCAGAAGGGTTCTTGCCAAACAGCTTTGTTTCGGCATCTGACGTTGCCCCAGGATCAGCAACTACCTTATTGGGGGCGTTCGATATTAAGTCGCTCGCTGCATGCGAGTCCAAGAATGGCTTGGCTATGGACTTGCTGTCTGCTTCAGCAACAACTGGGGACTCTAATTCATTCTTACCGTGGCTGAATATAGGGTCACTGTCAGCTACTGCGCCTGAGTCAGAAGGGTTCTTGTTATATGATACTAATTGAGCGTCACCAGTGGACGCAGAATCGGTTCTAGGTGTGGAATAGTCAACAGCTAACAACTGGCTGACAGATGAGGAGTCCGATATCCCTTTTGCTGTATTAAAATCTTGCTGGTCACTTAGATCAGCAGCATCACTTGGCTTCTTGCCAAAGGATATATTTGAGTCATCGGTAACAGATGACGACTCCGTAAATGAGCGAATGAAAGCGACTGCTCGATCAAATAGGTCTGTGACCGAAGAGTGCTCATTCCTGACTTTCACGAAGCTTGCGGATTGATCATCATCGGCACTAGCTGCACCGTCCACATCGTCTGTGGAATACAACGCCTCAGAAATTGACTTATCATAGTCAACTGCCTTGTCGTCAACAGTATCCGCAAATATATTGCGAGCCTTGTTTACCGACTTTGCTTCGGCATCTGAGGTAGATGCTGAGTTACTGAGCCTGAGTAGCTCAATAAAGATACCTATAATAACTGTGGCAAGTAGCCTTGGGGCAGTAACGACAGACTTTAATCTAGCCCCAACGGTTAGAGAGGCAAGCCTAGCAGCCGCAATAGAAGAGCGAAGCCTACTAGAGGATAGCTTCCCTAGTAGTCTTGAGGCAGCAGTAACTGCCTTTAGGAAGCTCATGCAAAGTCTTCTCGCAGACTGAAGTCTATAATCTCGTAGATTGTTTCTCTTGTGCCGCCATTAAACACCACCTCAACTTCTCCCTGGTAATCACCAGATTCGATATCTAATTGAGTGCCAGAGAATAGAAAGATAGCGATCCCATTTACTGGGTCAGTGCCAGCTGCAGTATCTGTGATGCTAAATAGCAGGTCATCAATATCCTTGCGCCTAAAATGAAGCTGTACTGTCGCATCTGTAAGATCGACAACTGCTCCGGTATCACTTCGAGTGATGGTCGCTTTGATTTGAGGTCCAGTATCACCTTGGACTAGTAAAATTGGGTCAGCCATAATCGTTCCTTCTAATTAGGATACACGGAAGACGACATCTCTTGTAGTACCAAGTCCACTGTCATCACATCGGTGAAGTTTAAATTGTACCCAATTATCTCATAAACCTTGTTCGTTATGGATGCCCTTGGGTAAGTTAACTGTACCGTATCTCCGACCTGATATCTCAATGCTGTCAAATTGCACTGAATAGCTACCGTCTCAAACAATCTAGACCTGCGTAGAGCAATAGCCGCAAGCTCTTCAGCTTGCTTCGGATTGGTAGTATAAGGTAGTGGCAAATCGATGTAATTCTCACTGCCACCATCGGCAGTTACCGCCGCTGAGTCTAGATACGGCACAAAGTCCTGAGCCACATAATCTTCATTTCTAGAAGAGTAGAAGCCTTTAATGCCATTAAATAAACTCCTGCGCCCAGGTCTTGTCGCAATCCTGATTGGGCCAACTAAATCATCTTGCGTGATCGTATATTCGGGAGATCTATACTCTCCTGCCAGCAATCCAAACTTGCCAGTTGAATAAGTCAATCTGCCAACGCAAGTGGTAAGCATCTGATCAAGATTGGTTTTCTTTGACTTAACTGTATCTGTCAGCCCGTTACAGCTATACCTATCTAGCTCATAATCAATATAGGTCGTTGTATCCGTGTAATCAGACGCTTGCCAGACGTAATCCAGATAACATCCGTGCTTGTCCTCAGTAAACGACAGCACCTTAACTGCATTGTTCCATAGCCCGTGACTAGCCGTAAGACCGCCTACTGTTATCGTATCGCCTATATGAAATGGCAAGTAATCAAACTCATTCGCCCCAGCGTTAATAGTCCAGAGGGTCTTCCCAGCAGAATCTGGGTCTTCCTTAACCGTCCCAGTAACTGAATTCAGATCTAAAGTCTCATCAGACAAGTTGGCAGCTGCTATGAATGTCGCGTCATCAATCTCTGACGTTTCCACATCGCACCCATAGACATCACTTAAAAGATAGTCACGAATAACTAGAGCTGGATTCGAACTCCAGGCTGTAGTGCTTGTTCGCGGGTCAAAGAGAGGCTTGCCTTTAATAGCGCAAGCAATATTAGGAGGGGTTCCCTTCCAAATCTCTTCAGCTCCTTGTAGGGACACTCGAATCCAGATGTGAGAAATACCAGACATAGTGTGACTTGTATCCCACTCTCCATCTGTCTGCTTCCAAGGCAAGTCTCCATTAGTAACATCTCTACCAAGAGCCTCTAAATAATCATTTGAAGCTGCATAAACAGGATAGAACTTAATGTAGTCTTTATACTTCTCCGCAACCTGGAAGTTGCAGTTCCAAAGCACTAGATTGATCTGACTCGGTGTAGTGTTGTTCCCGTACATAGTCAGCGTATAAGTCTGCGCTGAAGTCGTTGTATTTTGATAGGTCATATCGACAATGTTAAGTGCGTTAATCCCTACGGTTCCTCCAGCAACACTCAGAGATATTGTCCCATGAGCACTGCTAATGCCGCAGTTCCCAATTACGTTAACCTGCCCACCAGGAGCCACCGATCCAGTAATCGTCTTTAGCTCATTCAATCCGAACAGATCATTCTCAGCCTGTTCTGTAATGCTCATTACGGTCCCAGGAACCTGCAAGTCAACCGCCACATCAGAATTAACATAGATCTGCTCGATCCCTTCTATTTGATGTGGAGCTAACGCAATTACCATATTAAGATAATTACTTGATTGAGAGCTGATATTTGAATAGACCAATGTGCCGCCAGTCAAGGAACGCCCGTATATAAGCTTGTGTGGGTCAATCGGACTGACTGTTGTGACATCAGCCCTTGCGCGTTCAGCCTGAAAGTTTGGCGGCTTAGGAGCCATAGACTCCCCAAGCTCATTGAGTCCATAGGAAGCCCCAGTTAATACTGCAACTTGAGTCCAGAACGCACCAGAACCGATTGCCGCCCATCCGCCAGGACCTGCAGCGACCATCACAAAAGCTGTGACAAAAGCCATTCCTATGTCTTCGCGTTCTGATTCAGACATCCTGCAATTCCTCTACTAACCTGTTCCAGAACCACTGAGCTTTCATAGCGTCTTCTAAAGGGTTCCTGTGCTTGTGCTTCATTCTCCAGTTGTACTTAAACTGAGATAATCGCAGATAGCCTCTAAATTCCTCATCTGTCGAACAAGCTTTCATCGCTTCAATGCACTCAATCTCTCCTTGAGTGTAATGGGTAGGATGATTGACTGGATCAGACATTCTTCCTCCAAACTTGTTTAGCTCGCTCTATCGGCTTCTTTGTAATTCCAGCCTTGGTCAGCAATACAATCTGACCTGCCTCAACAACGCCCATCGTGTCGGAACGCTTGATACAAGCAATATCTCCAGTTCTGGCTTCTTCTCTACTGATCTCTACCCATCCTAATTGAGACAGCTTTGCCCCGAACCCGCCCATTTCATTGATCAATGAAAACGCGCCACTCTGTGTGGAATAGCGTCCGTAAAGCTCATGAACAAAGCTAGGCTCACAACAAGTCGCGGTAAATATACAGCAATCCCACTTCCCCCATTCAAAAGCCCTACTAAGTCCAGCTTCAATAACATTGGAGATGTGCAACTTTTTCACGCAGGAACTTCCCATTGAAGAACACGCTTCTGTATTTTTACAACATGCTCCAGGCTGTTGTCCGTGGGATACCTAGATAGCTGCTCATTGTCAGTGTACCTACTCTCATTGCGCCGCTCAAAATCAACGAGTCTATTCTCAACGCTGACTTGAATATTACAAGCGTCTCCAGTGTCCTCGATAGCCATAACGTCCATCCTTCCACTAAATATAACAGGAGGTAGATAACTCCCAGACTGTCCAATTAACTCATAGCCAGTGCCAGGATCAGGGACCTCCATGAAACCCATTCTAATCTCTAGGTTTCTATTCTGATAGTTTGTACCTAACGCAATAGCCAAGATATCTGAATCTAATCCACTAATCGTGATATTGACGCCACTGCTCTTCAGCTCATAAGGCTCGTCTATAGGGCTGACGCTTAATATATTACCGGCTCCATACCAAGTTGTACTGCCAATGGTGATATTGTAATCTGTAGTGCAGAGACGCTCATGGGTTCCATCGAAATCTGCGTCCAGTAGGAATACGGGCCTTATCTGAGCACCGGCAACCTGGGCAATGACCGCATCATTAAGAGACTGAAGTGAATAAAATTCTCTGCTCATGGTCCCATCGCCTCCACGCATGCAAACGTAAACCCATAAAGAGAGGCTTCGTTAAGAGAAAACCCAATATCAGGAGAGGCAAGCCGCCATAGCCCATAAGGTGGACTCATTGGACAAACATGGCCTGAGATCACGCTGTGTCTCAGAGGAGGTTGAATATCACAGGTTGCACTGGAGTATTGACCTGAGAAGTTAAGCAAGCCAAGAGTCATATATAAATGAGGCTTGCTTGAATC